CCTTTGGGTTTTTAGCCGATGATGCTTTCTTACCCTTACGAAGGGCAGCAAAGTCTGCAGCATCGATCTTCTTTGGATTACCGCCCATGGCAGCAATCTTCTTTTGCTTAGGAGAGAGACCGTCAGCCATTACTTGGCCTTCTTAGCACGAGCAGCCTTGCATGATGCACAGGTGCACTTACATCCTTTTGCTGGCTTTCCAGCCTTGCAACCACAACCACACTTAACGCACATAGTTACTTACCTTTCGATTGTTTTGAAGCCCACATGTTATCGATCAAGTTTGGGTATGGACGACCAGCCTTTGCTGCTCGTGCCTTTGCCGCACTCTTTGCCGATGATGACAGAGGTGTAGACTTTTTCTTTGGATTTTTGGTATTCCAAACTTCTTTAGCCATTATTTCTTGCCTTTGTTTTTCTTGGAAATAGCGGCAGCCTTTTTCTTGGCATCAGCCTTTGAAGACGCACCCCATGCCTGAAGTGACAATAGCAATCTTGTTGGCTCACCATTTGGCTTATGCTCAGGTCCTGGCATTCCACCCATTCGTGCAAGGAATGATGCACGACGAGGGTTGTCGCCCTTCTTTACTGGAGCCTTAAGATCAGACCCAGGATGAGACTTTTCGTAGGACTTACGGCCTGTTTCATTGAGGCCACCTTTTTTGTTTTTACCTTTTGAGGTTTGCCATGCTTCTGATGCCATGTTATTTCTTCTTACCTGCTTGAGCCATCTTTTCCATCTTGGCTTTGCCGTACTTCTTCATACCAGCAGCCGCTGCAACTGCAGCAGGATTTTTAGCGCCAGACTTCTTTGCTTCTTCTTCAACCTTCTTGAAGCGTGCTCCTGAACCTAACTTTGCTTTAGCCATTTTTCTTATGCCAATCTTTAGTGGCTTTTACGCCTTGGTCGATGGTCTTGACTTTTCCTTTTGTCTTCTTGGTTAAGTCAATCTTGTCGTACTTGCCCTTGTTGCCTGCATGGTCAACAATGACATCGCCCTTTTTGTTCTTCTTAATTGTATGGCCTTCGCCTTTAATCTTAATGGTCTTAGCCATTCTTTTTCGCCCCCATAGGTGCAGTCATCTTAGCGTGCTTTTCTTTGAGTTTGGCCATCTCAGCCTCATGCTTTTTAGCAAGGGCTTCTACCTCTAACCTGTGAGATTCTGGCTGCTTACCTGCCATGGCTTTTAATCCACCTCCATTAGGGTAAATAAGTGGCGCTGGTTCTAGTTTGTGCAACGCCACTTACTTATTGATTTTTCTTGCTTCGCTGATGCCGATCGCCAAGGCTTGCTTTCGAGATGTAACTACTGGTCCAGTCTTTGATCCAGAGTGCAAAGTTCCAGCCTTGTATTCAGCCATAACTTTTTCCACCTTGCCCTTATTAGGGGCAGCCTTCTTAGCCATGATCAGCCTTTCTGTTTATTTATTCAGCGTCGTCTTCGTCGTCATCCTCGTCGTCTTCGTCATCGAAGTCGTCGAAGTCAAAATCGTCTTCATCATCTGAGGCATCAGCATCGTCTGCATCTGACTCATCTGCTGGTGCTGCATCTGCTGTTGCGTCTGCTGCTGGTGCATCGGCTGCAGGAGCAGTTGCATCTGCAGGTGCTGCATCGGTTACTGCAGGAGCGTCAGTTGTTACTGGTGCGGCTGCTGCTGAAGCATCAGTGGTTGTTGCATCTGCAGGTGCTGCATCGGTTGCTGCAGGAGCGTCAGTTGTTACTGGTGCGGCTGCTGCTGAAGCATCAGTGGTTGTTGCATCTGCTGGAGCAGTTGTTGCGTCTGTCGCAGTTGCATCCGCTGCTGGAGCGGCTGTTGTATCAACTGCAGGTGTTGTTGTGTCGTCTGACATGTCACGCCTTTCTAGTTTGCATAGTCTTGGAATTGAGGGTAGTTGACCAACTCCTCAGGGTTAATCTGATTGCAGTCGATCTGTACCACACTATACCGTTCGGCGTACCGTCCAAGAGGGTTAACTTGCATAGGGCGAAATACAATTTGGTTAAACACTACGTGGTCTTTGACATGGTTGGTTGGGTTGGCAATCATGTCTGGGAGCATACGATTGAGATCGGCCACGGCTACCACGATCTTAAATGTGTCCGTGGTGTAGAAGCCTCGCTCGTTAGGAGAAGAGTCGCCACGAACGTGTTGAGCCATAATGACAGGCATATCAAATGGGTCGTTCCAACGAACGCCATGTCCTGGAGTTTGGCTTGAGACGTCGTAGATAGGGTCTACCCACGTGTCTAAGTTAGAGGCCAAGGCGTTAGGGTCAAATGTCCACCATTGAACCGTCGTTCCTACAGGAGAACGTAGTTCATCTACAATTCCCTCATCGTTAGAGGCAATTTCAAATGGGATTTTGAATCGTCCCTGTACCTGGGTTCCACGCATGGAACCTATTATCCTTTATCTTACCCTGGAAAAAAGGATTTACTTGGGAGCCTTTAAATATACGTCTTCTTGTTCCAAAAGAATTTCTTATATCGATCAAATAAGACACGGTTAAATTTACGCATATCAGCGTTGTATTTCTTTCGTTCTGCATCTCCCCCTAAAGAGGAAGACCAAGAATCACGCTTAAATGGAATAACCTGCAAAAATGGTGTTCCAGCAGGAATCATTCCTTCAAAGTTAGGGTCACGTAATTTGAGAAACATATTAAATGGGATAGAAAAATCGTCAGTGTCTACAATTCCAGACGCACAAACTATAGGAGAAGGCTCATGGTGTTGAGGCTCCATGACCATGATCGAATATCCTTTAGGTGTTTTGATAGACCAAGGTATGACGATTCTTACTGCGTAGTTAATATCTCGTGAGTACGGATGGTTTTGAAATTGCCCCATGCGTTGAAATGCAATTGCCTCATTATTGCCCCATTGAAAGTAAGGCCCATCAGAGGTTTGTCGCACGTAAATGTCATACGGAGTTTCCATGATGTATCCAGCCGTCATCATGTCCCACAGTGGCATGCAGCGTTTGATAGTGGCTGTAGGAGATCCGTCTAGCATTGGTTCTTTTTTTCCACTAGCCGAGAGGTAAGACGCTGCTTCTTTATACCATTGAGGTATGTATTCAGTTGCTGGCTTAGGCTTCTCTAATACGCCGTCTGGGTTGTGAGTGTCGGTAAAGATGATCTCCATCTAATGCTCCTTAGTTAGGGCACCACTGTAGCATGGCTATGTACTCGAACGTGCACTTGCTTTTGAAAATAGCAGTGTGTAGAGTCTGACTATATCAGCCTGTTGAGAGGATCTCCTTTTATGGCAAAATTGCCACCACTCGTAGTCTATTGGGCTCCCGTCATTTCTTCTTCTGAAGACGGGGAGTGGAATATGCTTTATCCAGAACCTACTCGATTATGGGAATCTATAATGAAGGATAAAAACCCAGCAAGAGGTTCTACTACTTACACCTCATGCCCTGCGGCAGTTCACCAATTTAAAAATACATTTGTATTTAAAAACGCTTTAGAGTCAATATATTCATACGACTTCACACAGCCTGGTGCTGAATACATGCAGCCAACGTCGTCAACTTACCTATCATGTGAGTTGACTAGGCCTCCTGCCGTTCTTACTGGGCCAACCATTGACTTTAAATTAAAGTACGTGTTTTTTGCTGAAGAGCCAGTCACCGCAACTTTTACCCCACCTATTTTTAGCAAACCAAAGTATTTTCAATACGCTTCTGTAGTGCCTGGCAAAATGGATATAGGAAGTTGGTTTAGGCCTTACACATTGGAGATGCAACTATGGGATAGTAAGGGAACCCTTACTTTAGAAGATGACGAACCTTTGTTCTACATAGATGTCAATACAGATCGAGAAGTCACACTAAAGAGGTTTAAAATGACTTCAAACCTTATTGCCATCATAGACCACTGCACAAAGTCTACTGATTGGATGGGTAGAGGAACACCTTTGGTAGACCGTTACAGAAAGTTTAGAGCCTCTAGAACTAATGACCTTGTGCTACAGGAGATAAAGAATAACCTTCTTTAGTTGCTACTAGCAGAAGCAGTAGGGGCACCAAAAGTATTTGTAGTCGCGTCATAAGGGCCTCCGATGTACACCAGAGTTCCATCAGGATACTCTACACATGTTTGACCTGTTACTTCTTGTGCGATATCTAGAGAGTCTGCAACAATGATGTTTGTTACAACTCCACTTTCAATTACTGCAAAGTTCATTGTTTCTCCTTAGATTAGAACGTAAAGTACGCCCTGTGTACCAGCGCCACCTGCTGTGCTAACTTGGCCACCGCCGCCGCCAGCACCATAACCAGAAGCAGAACCACCGTTTCCAGTTCCACCTGTTCCAATGCCACTACCGCCTCCACTACCGTTACCACTTCCGCCTGAGCCTGTGGTTCCCACAGTTAAACATGGAAAAATTGAGTTTGAGTTAATAGTAGTTTTACCAACAGTACCGTTACCGCAGGCTCCAGTTACTCCATTTGGACTACCAGCACCACCGCCTCCGCCCCAACCGCACTGATAACCTGCTCCACCGCCAGTACCTCCTGAAGCACTGAGGCCACCAAAAGTTGTGGTTCCACCAGATCCACCGCCGCCATTAGGGTACGTTCCACCGCTAGAGCCGTTGCCGATAACTAACGGCATTGACCCAGTTAGAGTCATTGCTCCGCCTGTTATTCCGCCAGATCCACCGCCACCTCCGCCGTAGAACGATCCGTGACCGCCGCCGCCACCGCCGCCACCTCCAACAAGTACTACCCAGGCGTATCCAGTCTGCGTAATTGTTTGCGATGAAGTGTAAGTAGTTAAAGTGCCTGTTGTATTGGCAACACTTTGACCTGTCAGAGTGATATTAATCAACACAGAAGAGCCTGATGTTACGTAATACTTTTGGCTTGTTGTGGTTGTTCCAATGTTGACTGTAGTTGTTCCACTTGAAAAAGAAATTGTAGACAATAGCGTAGATCCGCTAAAAAGAAGTAGAGAACCAGGCTGAGTGGTAACAATACTGTATGTTCCTGGAGTAAGTACTAATGCTGACTCGTATAAAGTGTTTGCTGAAGCAGCAGTTAGAGTTTGGGCAATTGTGTTTGCTCCACCTAAAGAAGAATAACTAAGAGCCATTATGACACTCTCCATCCGTAGGACGCACCTACATAAACTAGAACTGCTCCTGCATAGTTTTTATCTATTGACAAGTTCTGAGATACACCATTGATGTTTGTTCCACCGTTGTTAACGGTAATATTATTAGTTGCCGCTGATCCTGTGGCGTCAAAAATATGAATTTCATTTCCTAGTGTAGGAGATGAAGGAAGAGTCAATGTGCGGGCTGCTGTTGTATCCACCATGTAGGCGTTAAATGCGGCCAAAGTAATATTTGATGAAACTGCAGTAGCAGGAAATTGGCCCGATGCTCCTGTGGTTCCTTGAGTACCGTTAGATCCAGCAGTACCCTGAACACCCTGAGTACCTTGAATAGCGGTACCCTGGGTACCTTGTACACCCTGAACACCTTGCAGACCAGCGCCTGCATAGATGTCCCACCCAGTGCCGTTCCATCTCTTTACTGACATATTGTTATTCTCTCAGTTCTTTGAATGTTTGGGGCGCTTTACTCTGCAGAAGGTACTGTGAATTCATCCTTAACTGGGTCGTAGATCATTCCTACGCCAGCAAAGCGACCACGAAACTTTCCATTGTATGAAGTTTGCTTCCAAGTTCCTTCAAAGCCAGACTCTGCTAGTACTGCTTGACCTAGCGCTTCTTGTTCTGGAAAGTCTGTATTTCCTGTATGTTCAGAGTGATACTCTTCTTGATAATCCCAATGGTCTGGACCAATGCAGGAACCAATAGCGCAATTAGAGATCACTGTTACTTGTTCAACAATGTTATCTGAGTTTACTTTTGCAAAATGTGCCATGTTTTATCCAATCACCACTACAACGTATCCAGAACCGCCAGTGCCGCCTTGAGCGCCACCACCACCACCACCGCCGCCAGTATTAGCGGTAGCAGGAGAAGGAATTGAGCCGCCTGTGGCATTTCCAGCAGCCCCACCGCCATTACCTCCAGAGTTTCCAGTTCCACCAGTAACTGCACCACCACCACCGCCACCGCCTGCATAAAATACTGCTGAACCGCCTACTATTGTGTTTGACAATCCAACCCCGCCAACACCAGCAGTTGTTCCAGAATAGTTTCCTCCAACTGCTCCAGCGCCGCCACCGCCGCCTGAACCAGTACCAGATGCTCCACCAGTTCCGCCAGCATTTCCCTGATTTGTTATTCCAGAACCTGCTCCAATTCCACTTGCAGAACCTCCTCCACCTGAACCACCAGTAGCGCCATCATCTCTACCAGCAGTCGCGGCGTTACCCTGAGCGCCACCTCCGCCACCAAGTGCAATAACATTTGCAAGAATTGAGGAACTGCCGTTTCTTTGATAAGGATAGCCAGAGTTACTACCGCCACCTCCAACAGTTACGGTTTGAGTTCCTGCGGCAAGATAAAAAGATGTGTTGTAAATATATCCACCAGCGCCGCCACCTCCTCCACCATAAGTTGAGTTTGTGCCATATCCGCCACCGCCACCGCCACCTACCATCAAGATTTCGCAAGTTCCACCAACACCAATGGTGATAGATCCAGAACCAGTAAACTTGTAAATAGTCTTACCAGCACGAGAAGTTGTATCAATGGTAGGAGAACCAGTGGTAGCGGTAACTGTTGCTTTACCGATTCCACCAGCAGATACGGGCGCAAAAAATGGCATTAGATAGTCTCCAGACTACGCATACTTAATTGGGCCAGCAGCAAATACTGTGAATGCTGCAGAGCCAGTCTTAAGGACTGTAAATTGATAGATATCAACGGCAGATGCGTTACCTGCTGAAGGGGCAGTTCCACCTGACCACTTAACAGTGACACCTGATGTAGTTCCATCTACTTGATATGCGTTTGCATAATAAGCAGTTGTATTTGTGATCAGGAGCGAGAATGTAATTGCTTGGCCTGTTGTCATTACTGAGTTAAGCGTTGTTCCAGAGGCCGCTGTAATGTTGAGTGTACCGTTGCTTGTTGATGCAGTTGTAAGGTAATGCACAGCGCCGTTTGTTTGTAGGTAGGCTGTGTATCCAGCAAATGCTGTTGAGTTAATGTACCAAGACTCTACAGGCCAGTTAAAAACGGCGCCGTTTAATGATGGAGAAGAAAGAGTAAGACCAGATACAGATGTGGTAGTAGAGCCCAAAGCAAGGGCTGTAGAACCAAGGGTAGTAGTACCGTAGGCGTTAGTTCTGGCTCTTGTCATTTATGCTTCCTTTACTTAGCGGCTTCTTCAGCGGCAATACGCGCATCGTACATTGCTTGGTTTTCTCTAGAAACACCGATGCTGTACAAGTAATCAAGAGTAGGTGCTGTAAAACTCGTTCCATCCCATGTGGAGTACCGATGAGGAACTGATCCGTGATCGCAAAGGCAGACTACTGTATCTGATTGCTTATCAGCCTTTACTAGATCAAGGATCTCTTGACCATGGTCATCTTCTTTAAAAGTAGCAATATCTGTTACCACTCCGTTTTTAATAAAAGCGTGAGGACAGTATTCAATGTGAGTAGTTGGATTACATGCCATTTAAAATCTCCTTAAGACCAGTAAGTAACACGAGCGTAGCCAGTTCCACCACCACCGCCAGCAGAAGCGGCAGATGCACCTGTACCTGCACCTCCACCACCACCAGAGCCTGTATTAGCGGTTGCAGTTCCACCAGCAGTTCCATATGGGCCACCAGCACCACCACCGCTAGAGCCAGGGCTTGCAAGGCCTTGGTAGCCAATACCGCCTCCACCACCGCCACCAAATCCATTAATTCCTATTCCGCCACCGCCCATCCAAGATGTTGCTGAGCCGTTGTATGTAGTGCCAGGACTTGCTAAAGGAATTCCTCCTGCGCCTCCTCCGCCTCCACCGCCTTGATACCAACCTTCTACACCTGAACCACCTTGAGAGCCTAAACCAGGAAACGCAGAGCCACCAGCACCGCCTCCTGAACCACCATTACCGCCAGTGACGTTGTTTCCTCCACCACCGTAACCTCCTCCGTATGCAGTTGCTAATGAACCAAAAGTGGTATTTGATCCCGCACTTCCATTTGAAGAGGCCGCACCTCCAGAGCCGCCATTACCTACTGTTACAGCATAAGCCTGTCCAGGAGTTACGGAAATAGTTTTCCAAACTACTCCTCCTCCACCGCCTCCGCCTCCACCAACAGGGCCTGCGTAGTACCCACCTCCGCCACCTCCGCCTCCGCCTACCATAAATACTTCAACAGTTTGGCAGTTAGAAGGTACGGTAAAAGTACCAGTAGATAAAAACTCCTGAACATACTGGGATTTTGATCCCAAAGAAGATAATGTGACTGTCATTTAAGCGACCTTCCATCCATAAGTGGTGCCAGTAAAAACAAGAGTGGCAGAGCCATAGTTTACGTTAACTACAAAGTTTTGGTTAGAGCCTTGGATGTAGTTATATCCAGTAGTTCCTGCTGGAGCAACTGTAATGTTGTTTGTAGCAGCGCTTCCCTTAGCATCAAATACGCGAATCTCATCACCTTGGTTAGGGGACGAAGGCAGTGTTAAGGTAAATGCTGCAGAAGTAGTATCACAGAAATACTGGTACCGAGTTGCTGCAGTAGTTGCCCCTGAGATTGCTGAAGATGTCCATGGGGAAGTTGAGATTGTTGCCCATGTAGCGGTTGTGCCGTTTGATTGAAGCAACTGTCCATTTGTTCCAATGCCCAAACGACTTACTGTACTAGCGCCTGTGCCGACGATTAAATCACCAGCAGTTGTTACTGTTGACAGTGGCAATGAGCCATTAACTAAGAAAGAAGTAAACCAAACAACCTCTACGATATCTCCTGCAGATAGCGCAGTGAGTCCTGTGATGGCTGTTCCTGAGGTAGCAACATAGTCTGTTCCACGAAGGAGTTTAGTTCCGTTGAGGAATACGCTTTCAGTTCCTACTGTGTAGGTGACTGATACAGATGTTTCTCCACCTGTTGCTGTGTATGAGAAGAAGGTCTGGTTAGGGGCAGATCCTGCGGTGTTGTCAATCCAAAGGTCACCAGTGGTTGGGTAAGACGGTGTGGTGTTACCTACGAATACGCGGGTACCAACGGCACCGTCAGTGACGATGTGTGTACCGACTGGGTTATTTTGGGCCATCTTACTGGATCTGACTTCCGAATGCTGTTGCAGTAATGGCGTTGTTTGTGCCGCCTTGGACATACAAAGTATCGGCTGCTGTGCTGTACGCCATTGTGATACCTAGAGTAAAGGTTTGGGTTGTGTACGCTGGGACTGTCATGTTGTAGACAAGGGCTGTAGCAGCAGTATTTGTTGTTCCTGCTTTGTTACAAAACACGCTGACTGTTGCCGCTGCGTTGGTTGTGTTGCAGAGCACGATGCTCGATACAACTGCAGAATATCCTGATGGTACGGCGTAGAGAAGAGTGGCAGATGTGCCTGCCTGCGCCTGTCCAAGTTGAAGGTAGGAAGTTGCCAAGATGACTCCTTTAGAAGGTGATAAAGAAAGGGTAGAGAATAAGGGTTAGTTTGTACTGTTAAACTCTAAAAGGGTAAATAGAGTGACCCCATGAACTTGGTACAAAAGTCTATTTCTCAGGGCGGAAAACTGGCCCCAATTATCATCCCCAATTTTTTGAGCAATGGTTTGGGCCTTATGAACCCATCTGTCTATATCGACGATGATGGAGACATCTTGGTCAACCTTCGCCAGGTGAACTATACTCTCTATATCTCTGAAAATGATAAAAGATTCTTTAGTCCTTGGGGTCCTTTAACCTACCTTCATCCAGAAAAAGACCAACGTCTAGTCACTAATAACTTCCTCTGCCGTCTTGATAAAGACTATAACGTCATCAACTACACCAAGGTAGAGATGCTCAATCTTCATACTCCTATCTGGGAGTTTGTTGGCCTTGAAGATGCTCGCGTTGTTCAGTGGGATGGCGATTACTACATGATCGGTGTTCGTCGTGATACCACAACCAACGGCCAAGGTCGCATGGAATACAGTAAGGTAGAAATTGACAAAGAGAATTGGACTGTCAAAGAAGTTCAACGAGTTCGAGTACCTGCCCCACTACATGATGACACTTCGTACTGTGAAAAAAACTGGATGCCTATCCTAGATAACCCTTATCACTTTGTTAAGTGGGCTATGCCTACCGAGGTAGTTTGGGCAAATCCTAATTCTCCTGAGTGTAAGCAGACCGTAATTAACGACAATGTTCCACGGCCTCCAATTGATCAACGAGGAGGATCTCACGTTGTTTCTTGGGGCGATTACTACATCTGCATTACCCACGAGGTCAAACTCTGGAGAAATTACCTAAACCAAAAAGACTCAACTTACCGCCATAGGTTGATTGTTTGGGACAAAGAGTTTAACTTTGTTGGTTTAAGCAAAGAGTTTGCTTTTATGAGCACTCCTATTGAGTTCTGTGTTGGAGCCGCCATCATAAACGACAATCTATTGGTAAGTTTTGGCGTTCAAGATAACTCAGCATTTGTGTTAGAAGTTCCACACGCAATTGTAGATGAAATGATTGAAGAGGCAAAAACATATGTCAATTAACAAGTTAGCAACAGACGTTGCATTTGACTCTTTTAATCCTGAGAAGAACTTTGCTCTTGCTAACGCATACTATGATGCAGGTCAGTATGCCTCTGCTGCTGGGTTCTATCTACGTGCTGCAGATAGAGGGTACAAGACTCATCCTATAATTGCGTATTCTTCTCTTCTACGAATGTCTTTGTGCTTCAGTAAGCAGGAAGACAGAAATGCCACCGTCTATCAAAACACCTTGCAGGCTTTGACATTGATACCTGGTAGACCAGAGGCATATTTCCTCTTAGCACGCATTCATGAGCGAAATAAAGAATGGCAAAAAGCCTACACGTTTGCAGAACTTGGGCTTGCACACACAATTGCTACCTTCAATCAGCCTCTACCTGTGTATGTAGAGTACAACGGACCATATGTGCTAATGTTTGAAAAGGCTGTTGCAGGTTGGTGGTTGGGGCGCAAAGAAGAAAGCAAAGAACTATTCAACCACCTTTTAGATAACGTAGAAATGTCACAAGAGTACGTAAGCGGATGTATCAATAACTTAAGGTTGTTCTAATGTTTCCTAATTGGTTTCAATATACCTCACCATTTTTTGATCGTAAATGTCCTGACGTTCCTTTAAGAGCGTTGCAGATTGGCACTTACACAGGAGACGCCACTGAATGGTTGCTTATCAACCGTAATATCATTACTATTGATGATGTGGATACTTGGGCTGGAAGTGAAGAAGACCAGCATGATTCTTTAGACTTTTCGTCAGTTGAGCAATACTACGATTCTCGATTTAAAAACCAATCCAAAGTCATTAAAAACAAAATGACTAGTGATGAGTTTTTTAATCAAAACACAAAAACATTTAATTTTATTTATATTGATGGTAGCCATACCGCTTTACAAACCGCACTTGATGGTCTAAATGCATTTAAAGTCTTAGAGCCAGGTGGGGTTATGGCGTTTGATGACTACGAATGGCGTGAGGGTGGAAAGCCTTTTCTAGAGCCAAAAAGAGGAATTGATGCGTTTCTTTCTATCTGTGAGGGAGAGATTCAGATCCTAGAAACTGGATATCAAATCTGGGTAACCAAATGCTAGAAAATGCATGCTTTGAGGTATTCCACACAGATACGGGTAACCCACTTCGCAACAAATCTTATGAGTCAATCCTTAAGCAAATGTCATTTTTGCCTAGGCTTGGTTCTCTGACTATGTACCTAAATACTGCTGATAAGGTAGAAAACTTTGTCAACCTTCATCCAGAATTTAAAGTTAATACAGTAGAAGACTACTGCCAGCCAGGAGAAACCTTTCCTCCTAGTGCAGGAGTTGTAGGCGTTTGGGCAAGTAACTACATGGCTTACAAAAAGTTCTTACAGTCCGATTACGACACACTTATCTTTTTTGAGGATGACATTACTATCAGTAAAAACTTTCAACTAGTTATTGAGATGTACATGCGTCAACTTCCCGTTGATTGGGATTTCTTTTCTTTCTTTGTTCCTGATGATTCCCTGTTTGCGTACAACGAAGACCAGCACACTATTGGGGCGGAAAACGTTTGTATTTCGTATCAGCAGTGGTCATGTGCTGGCTACATGGTAAGCCGAGAAGGTGCACGAAAGGCTGTAGAGGACGTAGAGTCACGAGGAATTAACTGCCCAGTAGATTGGTACATCTTTAACTTTCGAATGAAAAAAGAAGATAACCAAAAGACGTTCTATACCTACACACTTAAGCCAGGAAACTATCGCCCAGTAAACTTTCTAAAAGGCGCAGCAGAATACACACAGATTCATAACGGAACTACAGAACTACTAAACTAGTTACATTCCACCAAAAAGCAACGCTGTAACTGTTGGATCTGCTGAGACTTGTCCCATAACACCCTGCACACCCTGTGTTCCTTGGGTGCCCTGAACGCCCTGCGTACCCTGCGTACCCTGTACACCTTGCGTACCTTGAAGTCCTTGCGTGCCTTGAATAGATAGGCTCTGTACGCCTTGAGTACCCTGAACCCCCTGTGTACCCTGCGTACCTTGAAGTCCTTGAGTTCCTTGGATAGACAGGCTTTGTACACCCTGTGTTCCTTGAGCACCAGTCGTACCCTGTACACCTTGAGAACCTAACGTTCCTTGTGCACCTGTATTACCTTGAATACCAATTGCACCATCAAGGTTAACGGTCCATGATGTAAAGGTTCCAGAACCTAGGCTGCGGGTGACGTTGACTGTCAATGAGCCTGTGCCAGAGTTATACGCAGTAACATCTCCGTAGATGATGTTAGAGATAGTGTTGGCAATAATTACTGACTGACCTACTGAGTAAGAAAGGTTAGTTGCAACTGTAAGACTTTGAGAACCAGACGCTGGAAGAGTAATCGAAGTTATAGAAGATGTTTGGTACTTATCTCCTGCTGTTCCTTGTGAACCAAATGTTCCTTGAAGACCTTGAGTACCCTGTGTTCCTTGGGCGCCTTGCGCACCAGTAGTGCCTTGAACGCCCTGCACACCCTGCGTGCCTTGTAAACCTTGTGTTCCTTGGATAGAAGGACTTTGCACACCCTGAATACCTTGAACGCCCTGGACACCCTGTGTGCCCTGTACGCCTTGTAGACCCTGTGTACCTTGAATAGATGGACTCTGTACACCTTGAATACCCTGAACACCCTGTACGCCTTGTACGCCCTGAGTTCCTTGAGATCCCTGCACACCTTGAGAACCAGTAGTTCCCTGAGAACCTTGAACTCCCTGCGTACCTTGCGCTCCAGTTGCACCAGTAAATCCTTGTGCACCAAGTGTTCCTTGGGCACCCTGCGCACCTAGCGTGCCTTGGACACCCTGTGTGCCTTGCAAACCTTGAACACCTTGGGCACCAGTTGCTCCTTGGCTACCAAGAGTTCCCTGAACACCCTGTACGCCTTGTACACCTTGTGTTCCTTGAACGCCCTGAGTGCCTTGGACGCCTTGGACTCCTTGGACTCCTTGAACGCCCTGTGTACCTTGGATACCTTGGTAGTTAACTTGAGTGACGCGAACAAACGCTCCAGCAGACGCAGGAACTGGAGATGCTGCTGCTGCATAATTTAAATATACGCTCGTGGAATCTGCGTTCCAGTAAACTTCGTAGTAATCGCCAGCAGTTGCATTAACTTGCCACACCCAGTTAGTCAATGTTGGGTTGGTGTTAGTTACCTCAGAGTCAAAGGCTGTAGATGCTGCAGTGGCACCGTTCTTAACTAACCAAAAGTTTGCTGTGTGATTTCCTGGGCCAGTTAACGCAAGTTGACCAGCAAAGTCAATCATGTATGTGCCAGTTACAGGCATTGTTACACGAGTAAGGTGCGTTCCATTCGTAACAAGAGTTACACCGTTATTGATATTGGTAGTGTCAAAAATAACTGCTGCTCCGCCAGTTGTGGCGCTTTGATCTGCAGTTGAGTAAAAAGAACCATAGTTAGAGATAACGCCACCAGCACCAGTGGCACCAGTTGCTCCTTGTGCACCTACACCAGATGTTTGGGCAAAAACAATGCTATCTGTACCAATACGGATTGAACCATCTGAGTTTGATCCATTACCAATTTCAATCCATACAGTTTGTCCATATGTATTTCCATCAGTTACAAAGATGTAGTCGCCCTCTTCAACCTGACCAACAACATGGTTGTCATAGTCAGTGGCGCGGGTAATCTTCCAAGGTCTACCACCAGGGTTGTTCTTACCAGTATCAGTTACTGTGTAAACACCATTTTGCTTTTGGTCAGCCTGACCTGCAATGAGGAGACGGTCACCAACAGCCAGATTTGGTGTTGTGTACCCGTCTACAGAAAGTACGGCGTTAGTTCCAGCCTGAATGTAAGCGCCTACACCAGTTCCATTTTCGGCATCAGCAGATCCAGCATAGTATGTACAAGAGTTATCAAGGGGCGTTGTTTGAATTGCCTCTACAGATTGGTGAGCATTCTGTGAAGATACAGGTCCTACAGCACCTTGAATACCTTGTGTTCCCTGAACACCTTGCGTGCCCTGAACACCTTGTGTTCCCTGTACACCTTGAAGACCTTGTACGCCTTGAAGACCCTGTACACCTTGTGCTCCTGTTGAACCAACCGTTCCTTGCACACCTTGTGTGCCTTGGGTTCCTTGTGCTCCTTGAGCACCGAGCGTTCCTTGTGAACCAGCGGTTCCTTGCGTACCCTGTAAACCTTGTACGCCTTGAACTCCTTGGACACCCTGAGTTCCTTGCGCTCCCTGAGCACCAAGTGTTCCCTGGACACCCTGAGTTCCTTGGGTACCTTGAACGCCTTGTGCACCATTATAGCCTTGAGTACCAAATACGCCTTGAGTACCCTGAACTCCCTGTGTACCTTGAATAGCAGTTCCTTGTGTACCCTGGGTACCTTGAACTGTAGGAACATCTACATCAATTGTCTTGTTTGTAGAGTGGTAAGTAAACGAAATGTTGGTTTGTGTTCCGCTTGTTATGGCGTTATACACATGTTCAGGAGTTGAATATAGATTTTGAACACCTTCTGGAAGATCGTCAGTAGACCCTAAAGCCGCCCCTGAAATAGCGGTAGAGACTTCCTCAGCAGATACACCAGAATCATTCCAGTTAGTTCCATCAAAAATACGAATCTTTTTAAAGACCGTGTTGTAGTAAGTGTCTCCAGCAGAATGGCCCGTAGGGTCGCTTGTTAGGTGCAAAAGACCTAGCGGTACGACGTAACTACGGGCCATCTGTAAAACTCCTCACTTAGTACTGAAATATTGCCTTACGTAAAGTGAGTATTATGCCTTTACTACTACTCGGTAAGACTTAGATGTAACTGGTGCAACTGCAAATCCTACAGTTACTGATGATGTAGTTACATACGCTACGTCTGTAACAACTTCCATCTTGGTCGCTGTATCCCAGACTGTAACCATGATGTCTTCAGTTCCAAGGTTGTGGTTGATTGTGAACTGTGTAGTTCCAGTCATTCCACCATCGGTTGAATCACCTGTAATTGTTTCTGCGTAAGTTCCAAGTTGACCAGATGTACCTTGGATACCTTGGATACCGTCAAGACCTTGTACACCTTGTGTTCCCTGGGTACCTTGGGCACCAGTGGTTCCCTGTACACCAGTCGCACCGTCAAGGTTTACTGACCAGGACCCACCAGTACCTCCGCCAATGTAATCCTTAATATCAACGTTAAGTTCATTTGTTCCGCTGTTATAAGAAACTACTCTAGCGTGGATAAGATTTGCAGTATCAGCAGCAATAACTACATCTTGACCAACTGAGTAAGAAAGATTTGCATCATCAAGTACGAATGTGTGGTTTGAGTCAGAACCCAAAGTGTAAGAAGTTGTAGAGGTTGTGCGGTAACGGTCAGAGTGTCCATCAGTTCCTTGGGCGCCATCTACACCTTGTGTACCTTGAACTCCTTGAGTTCCATCGGTACCTTGGGTGCCTTGCGTTCCATCAGTTCCCTGTGTGCCTTGTGTGCCATCGGTACCTTGGGTTCCCTGTGTTCCTTGTGTGCCCTGCGTACCATCGGTACCCTGTGTACCGTGAGTACCTTGTGTACCCTGAGTTCCTTGTGTACCCTGGGTACCATCAGTTCCCTGTGTACCATCTGTGCCTTGGGTTCCTTGTTGACCATCTACACCTTGGGTACCTTGGGTACCTTGTGAACCTACAGTACCTTGTGCACCTTGTGTGCCATCAGTTCCTTGAGTTCCTTGGGTTCCTTGTGTGCCCTGTGCACCTTGGGTACCATCTACACCTTGAGTGCCTTGTACGCCTTGTGTACCTTGGGTACCTTGAGCACCAGTTGTTCCTTGAACACCAGTTGCACCATCAAGGTTGATTGTCCAAGTTGAGTAATCTCCAGTACCTGTGTAATCCTTAACGATTACTGCGAGGTTTTCCCCATCAAAACTTGCGACTGTTGCGTGGATAAGGTTGCTGGAATCGTAGGCAATAACAACATCTTGTCCAACAGAGTAGGCTAGATCTCCATCGTTAACAGCAAAGACTGGTGTTGTTGAAGAACCTAGTACAAAGTCTGTGCTAGAAGTTGTCTTATAGCGATCAGAGTGTCCATCAGTACCCTGTGCACCAGTTGTACCTTGCTGACCGTCAACACCCTGAGTACCTTGTGTACCTTGTTGACCTTCTGTACCTTGAGCACCTTGTGTACCGTCAGTTCCTTGCGTACCCTGTGTACCCTGTGTACCCTGTGTGCCTTGGGTTCCATCGGTTCCTTGGGTACCTTGGGTACCTTGAGCACCGTCAACACCTTGGGTTCCCTGTTGTCCATCGGTTCCTTGTGTACCGTCTACACCTTGTGCAGCAAGAAGTGCCCAGAAGCCAGAGCCATAAGGTTGTTCTGCTTGGTTATCTGCTGTAGCGATGTATGAAGAGCCGTTGTATTGAACTACATCATTGACATTGTATAGAGGCGCTGAATCCCATGTACCTTGCCATGTAAATGAGGTACCTGTTGTACCTTGGGTTCCATCAGTACCTTGGGTTCCCTGAGTACCTTGTTGTCCATCGGTACCCTGTGTTCCTTGTTGGCCGTCTGTACCTTGCGTTCCTTGAGTACCATCAGTACCTTGTGTGCCCTGGGTACCTTGAGAGCCAGTTGTACCTTGTACACCTGTTGCTCCATCAAGGTTAATTGTCCATGAAGAGTAGTTTCCAGAACCAACAATGGTATGAATATTTATTTGGATGTAATCAGATGGCACTGTCTCGTAGTAAGCAACAGTTCCAGTCATGTAATTATTAATGTCGTAAGCAACAACGACATCTTGACCTACTGAGTAAGAAAGATTTTCGTCATTTACATAGAAGACTACGCCATCTGCTACTGCAATATCATTTGCGGTATTAGAGGTTGTCTTATAGCGGTCAGAGTGACCGTCTGTACCTTGAGCACCATCGGTACCTTGTGTACCCTGTGCGCCATCAGTACCCTGAGTTCCTTGGGTACCATCTGTGCCTTGAGTTCCTTGTGTGCCATCGGTTCCCTGAGTTCCTTGCTGACCGTCTGTGCCTTGAGTACCTTGGGTGCCATCAGTTCCTTGGGTACCCTGAGTACCATCAGTTCCCTGTGTTCCCTGGGTACCGTCTGTTCCCTGTGTACCTTGGGTACCATCGGTGCCTTGTGTACCCTGTGTGCCGTCAGTACCTTGTGTGCCCTGAGTTCCCTGTGTTCCCTGAGTGCCTTGAGTTCCGTGGGTTCCCTGAGTTCCCTGTGTACCTTGAGCACCATCAGCACCTACATAACCTGCGGTTCCTTGTGTACCTTGAACACCATCAGTACCTTGTGTGCCTTGTGTACCTTGAGGACCAAATGCAATCCACGCAGTTCCATTCCATTGCTTAATGTACTTGTCGGTTGTGTCATAGTAAATCTGACCTTCGACAGGGTTTGTTGGTTGGCTGGCAGTTGAAAGGTTTTGAATGCGAGCATTCTGAAGTTCAAGTTTTCCAAGGTCTATTGGAGTCAAAAATTTTCTTGCCATTCGGTTATCTCCTTAAGATAAGTAGGCTTCGCCTGAAAACGCTGTTGCAAATGTAACTGTTAAGGAGTCCGAATTAGTGTATGTGATCTCGCCTTCGACTATATTACCAGCCGAATCCTGCACTGTAATGTTAGGGTAAAAATGCAAATTGTGGGTGATAACCCACGTACTATTTGCTACC